TGTCGATGAAGAACCAGTTCAGAGATGAAGGTCCGATTTGAGGACCAGGTTCCGTTAACGGAGACGAGGTCCAGTTCAGAGGTGTTCAGACACCAGTGTCCGGTTTGAGGAGTAGGGTCCGTGAATAGAGACCAGTTCCGGTTCAGACCTGTTCAGAGATGGTTGCGTGCCAGGGTCGCGTTTCTCCGACCAGGTCCGATTGCGTGGCTCATGCGTCGATGCGACCATTGCGGCTCGCGTTGGTGCGTGGTGGACAAGTTGGGAGATGAACCGTGATTGGCGATGTTGTGGGGTGGATCCTCGCGGATTTCTACCGTGTGCTGGGGGTGCTTGGCCTCGTGTTGGTGGTTGGCCTCACCATTCGGTATCAGAGTGGTGGAGGAAAGCACCGCAAGTGAATCGGACGTTCTGGCGTACGCTCGTTGTCACGTTCGTGGTGCTGGCGTTTGTGTACTTCTGCCTTGGCATTGATCCCTTCGAATGGATGCACTGATGGTGTGGCGCAACAAGCGAGAACGCCACGAGCGCAAGAACACCGTGACTGCGTTGGTCGTAGTGGTCATCGTCGTTGCCTGGCTTGTCGATTGGGTGCGTGGCTGGTTCTGACGGTGTTACGTTCGCCGTGCGCCGGGATGGTCCCGACGTGGGAAGGTGCCACCATGACACTCACGCCGCTTGTCGGAGCGACGTATCCGACGATCACAGGGGAGAATACACCGAAGGGCGGAGCCTTTGCCCGCATCCTCGGAGAACTCCCGGGGTTGCAGTTGTGGTCGGTGTATTACGATGGGAGCGACCTTCCATCGTGGAACGAAGAGTGGTTCAAGCCGCAGTACGACCACATCCGGTACTTCCTGATCTCGATGAAGACCTCCGACGTCAACGCGGTCGGGTCTCGCATGGCCGCGATCCCGGAGCACTTGCGTGGTCGCATCATCGTGCTTCTGCATCACGAGCCGGACCAGTGGCGCAGCGAGTCCGACAACCGTGGCGACCCTGCGCCGGATGTCTGGTGGGTGCGACAGGTGGCGTTCCTCGACCTGCGTGACGCGTCGTCGTGGCGATCGTGGGTGCTGTTCGCGGTGTGTTTCACCGAGGACCGTGCTCGCACCGACGCGACGTTCTGGGAGCAGAACTGGGGACGACGCGTGCCGGAAGAGTCGCGCATCGACTTCGTCATGTTCGACTGCTTCAACATCGGGCGATCGATCGTGCGGACTGGCGCGGATATGTACGGCATTCCCATCTCGTACGGACGTCGGTGCCAGACCGCATGGGGACGCAACTGGCCGATCGTGATGATCCGCGAGAACGGCCAGGTGACGCCGGTCGATCAGCCCACGGACAGCACGGCAGTGGCCAACGGCGTGGCCGAGCACTGGGAATACGCCAAGGCGAACGCCGACGTCATGGCGGGTGTCGTCTGGTACTACAACCACAAGAACACGCTTGCTGACCCGACGACCATCCGGCGACCCCTCACGCTCAACGTGTTGCAGGGCATGCTCGCCGAGTCCGTCGAAGCCTGGGCGGACGAGCCCGAGGAACCGGACGAGTACCAGGAGGGGTACCAGGACGGGTACGACGCGGGCAGGATGTCCCGCGACGGGGAAGTCGCCGAGCTTCTCGAACAGAACGCGACGTTGAGCGACAACCTGGCCAACACGCAGGGGTTGTTGACCGCTGCCGAGGCGGCCATCGTCCAGTTGCAACAGGACGTGGACAACGCCGCGCAGACCGGTCGGAACGAAGTCATCGAGGCCGTGGAGGCAGCGATGGCGCCCTACGACACGGGCAACTGACCGATGGCGGGATTGCTTGACACGTACAACGCACACGTCATGGCGATCCCGTGCCGCAAGTGCGGTGTGGGCGAGCGGGAACGGTGCCGAGGGCGAACTGGTGCCTTGACCGCCGCTCACGCCGCACGGCTCAGCGACGCCGGATACCGTTGGGACAAGCGGGCACAACGATTGGAGAGGACCGATGCCGCAGAAGCGAATCACGACCGCCAAGGACAAGAAGCGGGGCATGACCATTCACGAGTTGCGTGAGGCCATTGCTGGTGCGTCGAGCGATGCCGTGCCCGTGGTGTCCGTCAGCATGAAGGGCACCATTCGCGTCGTCACGGTGCAAACGCAGCCGTGAGTCAAGCCGAATACATGCGTGACTACCGGAGTCGCAACCCCGGTGTCCGTGAACGACAGACCAAGTTGGACCGTGCCAAGCGCAAGGCCAAGGACGAGTTGGCTAAGCGACACCCGGAAGAGTACGCGGCATTGCTGCGCGAGATGAAAACGGAGGAAGGGTTGTGACTGGGGGACCGGGTACGAACACGGGGCATGGCCACGTGTGGGAGCGACCCGACGGAGCGAAGGCGCGTTGCGGTGGTCCCAAAATGTGCCGCCGGTGTGCGCAGGATCTGGCACAGTATGGCAAGACGACCAGAACTGAGATGAAAGCGGAGGAAGGGCTGTGATCGCAGCATTCAGGTTGACCAATCGGTTGGCAGGCGTGCGGATGGCCAGTCGCAATACAGAGGCCGAGCAAGAGCCCATCGTGTCGGTGCAGTTCAGTCACGCCGATCCGGTGCGGTGCATCGAGTTGGTGGAGGAAACCCTCGCTGTCGTGAAGGCGCGGTACTTGGCCGATCGTGACAAGCCCAAGGTCGAAGACGACGAGGTCGAGGACGAAGACGACGACGTTTGACACGCTCAGCGGATACGGCCATCATCGGTGGGTATCCCGGTGCGCCACGTGGAGGACCCCCGACGCCTTTGCGGGACGTGCCGGCTGAACTTGGCGGGAGGTACCCCCGCCCGTGGTCGGTTTGATCATCGGCCACGTGAGGTTCGGATGGCTGGTGACAGCATCGATGCTTCGGCATCATGCCGGGAGGTTCGATTCCTCTCCGAACCACGAGGCACGACGCAAGGCGTATCCGTTCGAATGGTCTTCGTCATTCGGTGGGTCGCCAGGGGATGTCTGCGGACGAAGACAAAGCGTTCCCGTTTGCGTTGTGCCGTTTAGCGGCCATGCCGCTGCGACAAAACGCAGAGGGCTCTGACGCAAAGGATCGTAGGCCTTTGGTTTTGACACCGCGAAGGGGTCGCTCCCCGAGTGGCGACATGGCTGAACAACCCGGAGAGGCGCGGGCCGAGGCGAAACCGCGCCTCTTCGCAAGTCCGGTATCGTGGTCCGACCGTGTTCCACATTGGAAGGGGACCGCATGACCATCCAAATCTCCATCTCCGGACATGCCGAGGGACAGCCGGACGAACTGGCCGTGATCGAGGCCATCCGTGACGCGGTGGCTGGCCTGCCGGCCGAGATCTACACCGCCGAGGCCCGGACGCAGCACCACGGCATCGTGGACCTGCGGGTGTCCGCCACTCCGCCCAATGACCAGGTACCGGCCGAACCCGACACCGCGTAGCACGCTCTCAGAACGTCGTAGAGGCCCGAAACGCGGTTGGGGCGTCCCACACCCCCGAAACCCGTGTTTCGGGCCTCAGCGTGTCTGTGGGGTGGCTCCGCAGCGTGGTTGCGTTCATGGTCCGGGTGCGCCATCGTGGTCCGGCACCCGACATGGGGGGATGGATCATGGAAGATCTGCCGTGGTGGGACACCATCCGCTTTCTCACTGACGTTGGTGGGATAGCGTTCGGCATCCCGTTGCTCGTGGTCGGGTACATTCTGTACTGGTTCTTCACGGGAAAGGATCCGGATTGATGGTCCGTGAATCCAAGAACGGTTGGCGGTTCTGGGCAGTCGTCATCGTCCTCGGCGTGCTGTTCTTCGGCGCGTACACCTCGATGAGAGGTGGCCGGTGAAGCGGGGCGGTGCGGCAGTGTTGGTCCTCATTGGACTGGTCGTCGCATTCTTCGCGTTCGGCGGTCAGGCCGAGGGTCCGAGCGAGACGCCGGACGTCGCACTGCCGGACACCGACGAGACCACGTCGAAGGTCGTTGATTTCTTCGACAACATCGCCGATGCGGTCAGCGGGTGGAACGAGAACACGTGGCGCGTCATCACCGTCGGCATCTTCGCGCTGATTCTGTGGCGCGTGTTCAAGGCGGTCCCGTTGTGGGTGTGGCTCGTATTCGCCCTCATCGGCGCGGTGATCGCGGTGCAGATGTGAGCCAATTCGTCGCAATAGGAAGGTGGTAACACAGTGGAGACGTGGCAGTGGATCGGGGCGGGCATCGCTCTCGTCGCCCTCGCGGTCGGCATTCTCATGCCGAGCAACAAGAAGCGGTGACCCGTTTCGAGACCGTGTTCATCGGCGGCATTCTGGTTGCTGTCGGTGCGGTCGTAGCCAAGTGGTTGGGGTGGTGGTAAACGATGCCGGAGAAGATCCCGGTGTGGTTCTTCGGCCTTCTCGTGGTGGCCATCGCGCTTAGCTGGGTGCGGTTGCTGATCGGGCCGAACAACGGCAGGCACGGGGAGCGCAAGGCGGGACCGGTCGTGTTCGGTTCGGTCGGGTGCGTCCTCGGCCTGGTGTGCGTGACTCTGTGGTGGCGTGGCGAACTGTTCAATGTGGTCGGGTGGTTCACGCGATGACACCCCCGCAGCAGAAACGGTCGTTGCTACTTCCTGTCGTCATCGTGGTCGCGGTGGTCGCATCCATCGGCACGGTGGCTGGTGTGGACTGGCGCGAATCGTTCAACGCCATCAAGGAACGATTCATCGGCAAGGAAGTGTGCTTCACCGTCGAGAACAAACCGCGTCAGGTAACCGCTGTGGCGTGGCATGTCGGTGCTGATGCTGACCATTTCACGCGCGAGTTCCGTCGGTGGCATGACTGTCGTCCGGCGGAGACCGGAGAGAACGTGGGGTTGTCAGCGGAGAAGACGATGGCTGGCGTGACGACATGCTCCATCGTGGTCATGCCTGACAACGTGCAACTGGGCAACGGACCGGTTACGGCTGGTCCCGATGCCGCTGGGTGCCACATCTCAGCAATCGTTCTTTAGCTCCGCCACAAACGGTGCTGCATGGCTTCGTGGTCGTGTGGCACCGTTTCGGTATGACGACAACGGAGGAGCCACCCGTTACGGTGGTTATCAACGATACTCCCATCTACGACCACACCCGTGCCCTGGCTCTTGGTGAGGGATTCGATCCTGAGTCCGATGTGGACTACCCTGCATCCGAGCCGGACTCCCCTGCGGCGAAGCGGTTGACCTCGCGGGTGTGGAATCGCATCTGTCGAGACGCGTCCAAGGTGGATTGGTCCAACCCTGACGCGTCGCTCGGTTGACGGGAGCCGATCCGTTCGGCACGGTGGTCGATGGTCACCACGACCACCCCCACTGGCGGGGTGTCTTCCACTCGACACCCCGCCAGCCGAGTAGCGGAGGTCCATCATGTTGAAGATGTGGCTGTACGTCGTGGCGTTGCGCATCGTGCTGACGCGCTACGGTGTGTGGGCGATGGCGACGGGTAGGCGTGCGCGACACGCCGCAGCCGGAAGGGCCCGGCGTTCATCGTGGACTGGCCTGCCGCTGCATTCCGGTGGACGCGCGGGCAACCACCCCGCAACCGATCTGGTGGTGTACCTGCGCCGAGAACGTCAAGAAGCCGCATTCGCAACGTATGGAGCACTTGCATGAGAGTCACTGTCATCGCGTCTACCAAAGTGGACGTCGATCTGATGCGCGAAGTGACCGGCGGACAATGGGAGCCGGAGCATTTGTACGACGACGCATCTGCGCTGACCGAGTTCGCCGGACGTGCGTGTTACCAGTCATGGTCTCGGCCTAACCCCTCCACGGCTACCAACGCTGGCTATGTGGCCAACGTGACCGGACAAGAACACTTCTCGGTGTTCGAGCACGGCACCATGACGTTCTACATCGATGGTGTTTCGCGGTCGCTCACGCATGAACTGGTGCGCCATCGCCATCTGTCACCGTCGCAACTATCGCAACGATTCGTCATCGTGGAGAAAGAGTTGCCAGACGGGTCAGACCCGTTCGTCGTCCCTCCGCTGTTCGAGTCGGACATGGGCATACCCACGGTGTCACGAACCGAAGCCATCCTGGCGGTTGCCTGGGCGCGTGCGGTGGAGGCGTACGACGAACTGGTTGCCATCTGGATGCCCCGCCTCATCCAATCCGGTGTGGACGGACACAGAGCGCGCAAGATGGCGCGTGAGGCTGCCCGGTGTGTGCTGCCGAACATGACCCCCACGGCGATCGTGCTTACGGGCAACCACCGTTCCTGGCGTGAGTTCCTGGACAAGCGCGCGACGATCCACGCCGATGCCGAGATCTGCCGGCTGGCCATGCTCGTCTATTACCACCTGGTCGAGCGTGAGCCCAACCTGTACCAGGACTTCCGGCCGGTGACGTCTGGCGACGGTCGGCAATGCCTGGATCGACTGTCCCGTGGCTAAGGCGATCGTGTACCTCCGCGACTCGATGAGTGGCGGTAGATGCCCGGTACGATGGTGACCGTTAGCGGGAATCGTCCGGGAGGTTCGGCGTGGCCACACTCACGCAAGACCTGGTCATCCAACAAGGCGCAACGTTCGAGTTCACAGTTCAGATATCGGGTGGCCCGGCTGACCTGACGGGGTTCACTGCGGCCATGCACATCCGAGACAGCAAACTGGACGGTGCAGCCCTGTTGCTTGACCTGTCCACAGGGGATGGTCTCACCCTCGACACTGCCCTCCGGCGCATTCTCATCGAGATACCCGACATGGTGACGGGTGCTCTCGACTGGATGCACCCAGCGGTGTATGACCTGGAAATGGAAGGAGATGGCAACACGTGGAGACTGATGGAAGGGATCGTCCGGCTGAGTCGAGAGGTGACGGTGTGACCACCGATCCCCGTGGCGACGGCATGAACTGGACAACCGTTGCCACGCTCGACAAGTACGACAGCGAGGAAGACTTCGCGGCCGGCAAGCGCGCATCCACCGAGACGTTCGAGGGCAACCTCGCTGTCCAGGGTGGATGGTCGAACCTGTGGCAATGCCTGATCGGCAATGGCACGTCCACGGGCGGTCAAAACCTGACGTACTTCAACAACGCCAATGCCCACATCGGTGTGGGCGACTCGTCCACAGCGGCCGCTGCCGGCCAGACCGATTTGCAGGCGACGACCAACAAGACCCGCGTGGCGATGGATGCCACGTACCCCCAGCACACCGACGGAACCAACTCCGGTGCGCTGACCATCACCTTCCGGATGACGGCTGCGTCTGGCGTGGCCAACTTCGCGTGGAACGAGTGGGGCATCTTCAACGCATCGTCTGGCGGTCGGATGCTGAACCGCAAGACGTTCACGGGCGGCACCAAGGCCTCCGGTGCGGTGTGGGTGTTCACGGTCACGCTGACCGGCGGCTGACGGAGGGATACCCGTGACCATCACGCGTGCTCACGATGGCGCCAAAACCGCAGGCGGAACAGGTGCAATTACCGTTACCTACAACGGTGTAGCCGCTGGTCGGCTGGCGTTACTCGGGCGGTACGCGTGGAACGACACGGCTACGTTCACGGGTGAATCCGGATTCACCTTGGTCGATGAACTGACTGGCGGCACGGGTACATCGGTGGATAGTCACACCGGTCGTACTCGTGTTGATAGCCGTGAGCTTGACGGCAGTGAAAGTGGAACGTTCACGCCCAACCAAGGTGGCACCGTATCTGGCGCGATTGGTGTGATGCCGGTCTACGAAACTGATGGGACCTGGGACACTATCGCTTCGGCTACCGGTACCGACAACACTCACGGCACCGGGCGGAGTGTGACCGCAAGCAGCAGCATATCGTTCCAGCCTGGCGATGTGTTGGTGTGCTTCATCGGTGTGGATACGGACGCTGCAACTGCGTGGACCGCCCAAACGTTGGCCGCGTCTGGCATCACGTTCGGGGGAGGAACGGTTACCGTCCACGACAGTACTACGGGCGGAGTACTCACGGGTAACGACGGAAACATCATGGTGTTGGAGGCCACGGTTACTGCCGGTAGCGGGACCGTGGCTCCAACCCTCACCATGACTGGTGGACCATCGCAATGCGGACCAGTGGTGTTCGTTCGACTCCGTGATGTCGTCACTGACGTTCCGGTGTCCGATTCGGACTCGCCTACGGTGACGGATGCGGAGTCCCCAATTGACCAGGCGCAGAACGACACGCCTACGGTCACTGATGCGCAGGCACAAGATCAAACGCAGACGGACACGGCGGTAGCCACGGATGCGGAATTGGTGGGGTTGGCCGATGCCGACACGACCACCGTAGGGGACGCTGAGAACCACGCACAGACGCAAACCGACACGCTCGCGGCCACGGATGCCGAAACGATGGCTCAGGCGTCCACAGACGCTCTGAGCGTGTCGGATGCCGAGACGTTGGCGGTCACGGTTGGCGATGCTGACACGCTGGCTTTTACCGATGCCGACGAACTCGACAACGGGGTTGTCAACAAATCGGACGGGGACACTCTCGCGGTCACTGACGCACAGATCCAGTCCATGTTGGACGTGGAGACGTTGGCGTTCCTCGATGCGGACCTGTCGCTCGAGCTTGCGGACGACGACACGGATGGTGTGGTCGATGACGAAGGCGTGCCTGGTGCTACGCTGGCCGATAGTGACACGTTCGTTGTCATCGAGACACAAGACGTCGACGATGGTGCCGTAGCGCCGGCAGACGTGGTTGTCGTCATTGACGTCCCTCTCGTAACGGTGACCGTGGATGCCACTACCCTCGTCTCCGTGAATACCGACGCTCCACTGGTGGAGGTGACGATCTCGTGAAGTGGTTCTGGGCCTGGCTGGCCAAGCGATTGACCACACCGCCACGAGGCACGGTTGTAGTTGATGCGGAGTGGGTTCGGTCGGAAGAATTGAGACCGGATCGCCTCGGGCCGGATGAAGACGACATCATCGATTCTGACCCGATGTGGCGCCCACCTATGGGCGCGCGGCGTGATCCGTGGAGACCAACCAATTCCTTAGGACCGTTGTGATACCGTACGTCTGACCGCTTTGTGAGCGGTCTTTCGTGTACGGGAGACGATATGCCGCGTCGTAGGAAGCCACCCGAGGAAATGTCCACACGTCCGGCACAGATGCGGATACGCATTCGCCGTGCGGGTGAACGACAGCTTGCCGAGGTCGAGAATTACTATCGACAGCTTGGCAAGCCGATCGAGACATGGGATTGGGAGGAATTGGCCCGAGGACGTCCACGTGACGCCAGGGGCAAGTTCCAGGGAAAGGCACCGCAATGGGTCACGCCGAATGTCGAGGCCGAGGCCAAGCGTCGATTGATGGCGGGTATCTACGGGGAATTGGGTACCCAGACCAAGTTCGCGCTAGAAGTCATGAGGCGATTGCTGACTGATGGCCAGGTTGACGACAAGGTTGCTTTCGAAGCCGCAAAGTACGTCATCGACCACATCATCGGCAAGCCCAAGGCGTTGATTGAGATTGACGGATCGGAGCGGGTCAAGCAATTCCTGGCCAAGGCATTGATCCTTGACGACGGATCGCCGGAGCACGAAGTCATCGACGGTGAGTACGTCACGGACGAAGAGGAAGACGACGATGAGTGAGCCCATCGACCCCAACGTCAAGTGCGAGACGTGTGACAACACCTGGCGTTGGCACCAGGAGAACAAGCCACAGCACCCGTTCAACAGCGGGGACGTGCCGATGTCGCGCACGTTCGGCAAGCGACGTACGGACGGTCAGGGGACCACACCCCCGCCAGACGCGGTGCAGCCGCAGTTGTCGCCATGGCCGTTCGATCCGGTGCTCCGTCAGGCGTTGGTGGACAAGGGAGTCATCACGCCGGACGACTTGGCCAACGCAGAACACAAGATCCGCGCGATCACGGCGACGATGACCGGCGGTACGATCGTCACGACTGGTTCGTACGTTGTGGGAGGCGATGATGGCCAGGTCACGACAACGTAAGTACGGGGGAGGCAAGTTCAAGTCCGAGAGGCAACGTCGGTTCATGTGGGCTGTCGTACCGAAGGCGGCCAAGAAGTGGGCGCACAACCGCAAGACCCGCAAGTCCGATTGGCGTGGCGCACGAGTCAGGACAAGGGGACGTCGATGAATCGCAACAGGTTTACTGGGTGGCTCATCATCGGGTGGCTGATTACACTTACCGCCTGGTTGATGGTCCTGACACTTGCCGTTGGGTGGCCGGAGGTCGATCCGGTTTCGCCCGGACCAACGGCTGTGCCTACGAGCACACCATGACTCCGGACGAGGCAGCCCGGTTGCACATGCGATCGTGTCCCGACCACGAGGTCATTGTGGACACTGACGACCAATGGCATTGCTTGACATGCGAAGGGAGGGACAATGAGCCAGCCGGTTGGGCCGGAGTACGGCCTCGAACCGCGACGACCGTCGAGTACTGAGCTTCCACCCATCAACAGCCGCGATCTGGTGTCCGATGAGGACTACCGGACGGGCAGCGAGTTCGGCGGTGTGGGCGGGTTGATCCAGCCGGAGCCACACGCACCGACCGCCAGTGAGCGAATGATGATGGTGAAGGCCATCGATCCGATGGACGACGGCACGCGGCCTGATTCCGTGCTGCCGCCGGAGCTGGAGTTCTGATACATGACCGCCCCAGCGACCGCGCTCACGTTGCGCGGATACTTCGATGACATCGGCTATGAACCGCATCCGGGCCAGCATGACCTGCATTACACCCGGTCGCGGTTTAAGGTAGTCCGATGTGGACGACGCTGGGGCAAGACGTTCTTCGGCGCACACCACGCCGAGCCAAACTTGTTGGTGCCTTGCCCGATGACTGGCAATCCTCAGATCGGATGGATCGTCGGTCCTAACTACACGGACGCGGAGAAAGAGTTCCGCATCATGTTCGACACCTATCGAAGGATGGGTCTCGACAAGGATGCGATGCGGTTTGTCTACAACGCCGCTGGCGACATGCACGTCAAGTTGTGGAATGGTGCCGAGGTATTGGGCAAGTCCGCAGCGCACCCGGACAAGCTGGTGGGTGAAGGCCTCAACTGGGTCCTGATGGTTGAAGCCGGTCGGCACAAGCGCCGGACGTGGGGTGACTTCATCAGGCCGGCGCTGTCCGATCGACGTGGCTGGGGTATCTTCTCGGGTGTGCCGGAAGGCAAGTCCGAGAATAGCTTGCTGTACGCGTTGTACGAGCGTGGTCAATCCAACCGGTTCAAGACGTGGCGGTCGTGGAAACGTCCTTCGTGGACTAACACCATCGTGTTCCCGAAAGGCCGCAACGATCCAGAAATCTTGGAAGCCGAAGAAGACCTAACGAAGGATGAGTTCGACCGCCAATACGGAGCAGAATTCACCGAGAAGACCGGCGTAGTCATGAAGGAATGGGATGACGACCGGCATCTTGGCGATTTCGACTACCGTCCGGATTGGGCAACCTACATGGCGGTTGACTACGGATTCACCAATCCTTTCGTGATCCTGTTCATCCAGGTGGGACCGTTCGGCGAGATCCGAGTCATCCGCGAGTTCCGTCGGCAACAGCTTGATACCGAAGAAGTGTGTGCGGATCTGATGCAGGAATACCCCGGATTGGTACGGGCTTCCACCACAATCTTCCCCGATCCGGCCGAGCCTGATGACACACGCACGATGCAGCGAAAGTTGCGCGTCCCTGCGGTGCGGAACACTGGGGGACCGTTGAGAATCAGGTTATCACTCATTCGCCGTGCATTGAAGGACCGCAATGCCCACCTGCCCATGCGCCACCCGGAACGTGAGCCAACCCTTATGATTGACCGGACTCATTGCTCCAAGTTGGCATGGGAAATGCGCGAGGGCTACAAATGGCCCGAGAACAAGTCTGAACAACGTTCGGATTCAGAGAACCCGATGGACAAAGACAACCACGGAGTCGAGGCCCTCGGCCGGTTCTTCCGTGGATACTTCGGCAAAGCGGAATTGACTGGCGGCTCATCCGTTTCTACGGCGGACATGGGATAGGTGAGTGATGGCAACCACTTTCACGCCGTACACGACGGCAGCGGACTTGTTCGGCACCAAGCCTCAATGGGTGCCGATGGTTCTGGACCAGGAACGGTTACAGTCGTACCAGTTGTACGAGGAGATGTATTGGAACGTGCCCGACGTGTTCAAGGTATCCCTCCGTGGTACCAACACGTTGCCCATCTACGTGCCATCCGCACGCACCATCGTGGACACCACGCACCGATTCACGGGCGCAGGGTTTGGTGTGATCGCCTTCGACCGCGAGACCGGCAAGCCGTCCAACGATTCCCAGGCAGCGCTCGTGGCGTTGCAAGACCTGTTCCGTCGTGAACGATTCAAGTCCAAGAACAATGCCAACCGTCGTTATGGCATCATGCGGGGAGACGCCATCTGGCATGTGACCGGAGACCTGGCCAAGGCGGAGGGGTCGCGCATCACATTCACTACCCTCGATCCGGGGATGTACTTCCCCATCACAGACCCGAACGACGTGGACCGTATCCTGGGTGTGCATCTGGTGGAGTACATCGAGACCGCCGATGGTCCACGCATCCGCAGGCTGACATATCGCAAGGTGCCACGATCGGATGGCCTCAACACTATCACGGTTGAAGAGGGACTGTTCGAAGTGGACAAGTGGGGGAAGCCTGACGCGGTTGCCAAGACAGTGCTCCGTCCCCCGACACCGTTGCCCAATGACATCACCTCCATCCCTGTCTACCACATCCGCAACTACGAAGAGCCAGGGAACCCGTTCGGGTCTTCGGAACTGCGTGGTCTGGAACGTCTCATGGGTGCCGTCAACCAGACCATGTCCGATGAGGACTTGGCGCTGGCGTTGGAAGGCATCGGCATGTACGCCACGGATGGCAGCGAGCCGATCGACAAGGCCACCGGCAAGCCGACCACGTGGAAACTCGGCCCTGGGCGCGTTGTCCACACGGATGGGACGTTCTTCAACCGCGTCGGTGGCGTGTCGGGCCTGGGTGACTCGTACGGCGAGCACTACAACCGCCTGTGGGAGGCGTTGAAGCAAGCCAGCGGTACACCTGACGTCGCCATCGGCCGTGTGGACGTATCCGTTGCTGAGTCAGGCATTGCGCTGGCACTTCAGCTTGGGCCGATGCTGGCGAAGGCTAGTGAGAAGAACACGTTGCTCATCGACGTCATGACGCAGATGATGTTCGACGTAGTCAATATGTGGATGCCGGCCTACGAACAAACGTCGTTCGACGGTGTTGGTGTGGACTGCGTTGTGGGGGATGCGGTTCCGGTTGACCGGAAGGCCAGGTTCGCGGAACTGAACGACATGCTTGACCGTGGCGTCATCGACACCGAGTACTACCGGACGGAGTGTACGAAGCTAGGTTACGTGTTCCCGGACGACATCGGCCCTCGGGCGGAACGTGAGTTCAGCGCACGGAACCAGGACCAGTTCGCCGATCGCGTAGCCACGGAATCAGGCGACGATGACGAGCCCACTGCCTGAACCATTCCGCCAGTACCGACGCGTACAGCGCAAGTACGATGCCGCGTTGGCGGCAGAGCTCGAGCGCGTGGCAAGACAGATCCGGGCACGCATCAATCGCCTTCCCGTTGGTGTGGGCGGGCAGGTTCGCCGTGCGCAACTGGTGTTGGTGCTGCGGCAGATCGACCGGTTGCTCCGTGAGATGTTTACCGGTCCCGTCGCGGATATGATCCAGGCCGGTCGGAAGGCAGCCGTAGAGGCCGCTCAGGACGCCGTGGAGACCATAACCGCCGTGGCGTACACCGCACTGCCGGAAGCGGTTGCTGACGCATTGGTGGATGGACTGGATGCCACTGCCGCATCCGGTATCGAGTCCATGTTCGCCCGTGTGCCCCGCGAATTGTCACGACGGGTGTATGGCAATGCGGCTCGTTCGTCCGGTGCGGTTCACAGGCTGATTCGTGGGGGGCTAGCTTCCGGGTTGTCCGCCAAAGAGCTAGCCGATTCGGTCTACAAGTACGTTAGTCCGTCCACACCGGGTGGGGCATCGTACGCAGCCATGAGACTGGCTCGGACCGAAATCAACAACGCCTTCCATGAACGGCAATTGCAAGCAGCCAATCGTCCGGGTGTAACTGGTGTCCGTTGGAACCTGTCGAGTAGCCACAAGGTGCCGGACAAGTGCAACGTGTACGCTGCGGCAGGCATCTATGATGCCGAAGACGTACCGGATAAGCCACACCCGCAATGCTTTTGCTATCTCACTTACGAGGTGATGAATCCGCAAGAGTTCGCTACGGCGTTGGCTGATGGTGAGTTTGACGATGAGCTAGATCGTCGTACCAAGGCGAACCTGGCTCGACTCGGCGTGACACCGACTGAATCTGCACCGGAGAAGCGAACCGTTCCCACGAACGACAACCTTTGGAAGTCATACCGGAGTGGTCGGAAGTCTGAACAGGAATTGTCCGGTGGCGCTATCGCGGAGACCACCAAGGTTACGTTCAAAGACGGATCTGTGGGTGTCCAAAAGGTGATGTTCGATCCGGACCCCGAGGATTTGGAAGGCCTGGAACCGGAAGAATTGGCGCAGATGACTCCGGCGAAGGACGTGCAGGACGCCGAGGAATTGGGATCATTGGTTGCGCGGGCTATGGGAATGCGCGCACCCGAGGTTCTGCGGTTGAACGAGACAACTACCATTCAGCAATTCATGTCTGGCCGTGTGGCATCGTCCTTGCCTGGTGTTACGTTGTTGGACAAGAAACCGTTGAAGCGGTATGCGCGTACCGATGACGGCATCTTGATGGGCTTACTCGATCAGGTGATTGGGAATGCTGACCGTAACGATGGCAATTGGCTGGTTGACGGAAAGCAAATCACGCCGATCGACCACGGCCTAGCGTGGCATCCCATTGCTACCAAGAACAAAGGCCGGCCGGTAATTGGTGAGGATCCATTCTCTGAATCGTTTTTCAAGTTCACAAGGCACGATGTGGAATGGCGCAAGATTGACGTGGCGCCCGGTGACTTGATAGCCTTGCGGGACATCATGGAAACGCTGCGGCCAGAATTCAAGAAGCGTAACCAATTGTCTTGGCTTGAATGGTCGTTGGGGCAGATTGACGCGATGATGCCGTACGCCACGGGAACCAAACGGAGGATCCAATGAAACTGGCCTACAAACTCGTGTCTTCGGGATTGGTCCTGGACACAGTGACCGTAACCGATAGCCGGATTAGTTATGACACCGGCAAGGCCAAGTCATTGTTCGATTCCAAGGTGAGGATCATGGGGCGGAAGTTGGCAATCGCCACGTTGACTAATTGGAGCAACGGGTACGTTTCCGTGACTCCGATAGAATGATCCGCGACAGCCGCATAAATGAAGGAGAGTAATGATGGATCAGCGGTCCATTAAGCCGGGTCTGCCTGCGGTGGATCTGTTCGGAAGGGTCCACCCCCGTACGGGGG